GTTTGAAGTGGATTTTTCGGGCGACGGCGAACAGCCGGTGGCCGTTGGTCGCTTCACCGTGACGGTGCAATACCGCACCGCCGAAAACGATGTTGAAACTGCCGTCTAACAGGAGATTCAAATGGCAACTTTCAAAGGCAATGAAGGCACGGTGTTAAGCGGTTCTGACGCTGTTGCCGAAATCCGCAGCTTTAGCGTGTCGGAAACCGCAGACGTGATCGAAGACACCGTGATGGGCGATAGCGCCAAGTCATACGTCGCCAGCTTCACCGATGCCACGGCAACGGTTGAATGCTATTTCGACGACACTGACACCGCGCAAAACACCTTCACTGTTGGTTCTTCTGTGACGCTGAACCTGCAAATGGAAGGCAACACGACCGGCGATCACAAGCTGTCTGGCACAGCCCTGATCACGGGCCGTGACATCAGTGTCGCTGCTGACGGGATGGTTGAGGCCACTTTCTCGATGCAGATCACTGGCGGTCTGACTGAGGACACCGTTGCCTAATGTCGCTAGGCAAAAAAATCGCTGAAAGGCGTCAGAAGCAAGCGCGTATCATCGAGGTTCCCGAGTGGGGCGACGATGGTGCGCCTTTGCTGCTGTATGTTTATCCGATCACCGCTGGCGATCTGAACAAGATTCAGAAGAAACACAAAAATTTTCTGAACGATATGACGATTGACGGGATGGTTGACCTGATCATCCTCAAAGCCGGTGACGCAGACAACAACCGCTTGTTCACCCTTGCAGACAAAACCTATCTGATGGATGAGCCGCTGCCGTTGATTTCGTCAATTGCCGCTGAGATGTTTGGCGATGTCGAAGGTGTCGAGGAAGCGGAAAAAAACTAAAGGCCGATCCGCTGCGCTTCAATATACTTGCGCTTGCGGATCGCCTTCACAAGACGCAGCCAGAGATTGAGGAATTGACGCTTTCCGAAATCAACGAATGGTTCGCATATTTCAAGGTGGTAGATGATGGCCGTTCAACCAATTAAAATCCCCATTACCGCCATCGACAGAACGAAAAAGGCTTTTCAATCTGTCACGCGCAGCCTGAACGTCGTCAAAAAGGCACTGTTCAATTTCAAGGTCGGCATCACCGCAGCGGTCGGTGCTGCCGGTCTTGGCCTGCTTGTTAAGAATTCTCTGGAAAGCATCGACGCGCTTGGTAAGACGGCCAGCAAGTTGGGCATCGCCACCGCCGAATTGCAGAAACTTAGATTCGCGTCACAGCTGGCTGGCGTTGAAACTCGAACCGTTGATATGGCGGTTCAGCGTTTCACGCGCCGCCTAGCCGAAGCTGCCAACGGCACAGGCGAAGCCAAGGACGCGCTGAAAGAGTTGGGCATTGATGCTGCCAGCCTGTCCCGACAGCCGCTTGAAAAGCAGATGCTGGCCCTTGCTGCGGCCTTTGAAAAGGTTGAGGGCAGCGGGGATCGTGTCCGGCTGGCCTTCAAGCTGTTTGACAGCGAGGGCGTTGCTTTCGTCAATACGCTGCAAGCCGGTGAAAAGGCGCTGAAAGACACGTTCAGCGAGGTTGATGATCTTGGCATCATCCTTTCCACCAACGCGGTCAAGGGCGTCGAAAGTTTCAATGATAGCGTCGTAAAGCTGACCACCATCTTCAAGGGTCTGATCAATACCGTTGCCGCTGGTCTTGCTGGTCCGCTGCAAGTGCTGGTCGAAATGCTGACCGGCAAGCTGAAAAACGCAATGGGCGAGGGTGGCAAGAACGTCAGGAATTTCACCCGTGAATTAGGTCACGGGATTATCAATGCTGTTGAAATGGCATTGACCGGATTTGTTCATTTCATCAACGAAACTGGTCGTCTTATTGATGGATTGCGTGAAAAGATCCATCAGGTTCAGCGGTTCTTAGGCTCTGACACATCGCCGGAAGAATACGCAGCAAGAGTCGGCAAGATTGAAAGCGCCCTTGAGGGACTGGCTGAAAGGACTGCGGCAAGCCCAAAATTCAAAGGGTTTTTCGATTCCGTCCGCGATGAGTTAAGTGAATTAATCAGCGGCAATGTTTTGGCCGCAGATGAAATCGATCGCTTGAAAACGCGCTTGGCAGAATTGGCGTCAGAATCAAACGTGCCATCTGCTTTGATTGCTGGATTGACCGCACAATTGGGTGATTTGCGGAACAAGTCCGAGAACCTTGGCCCCGGCTTTGAAAAGCTGTTTTCAGAAATTAGTTTCGGCACCGAGGTGTTTGATCGGATGCGCGGGGGTCTGGATCGTAACACCGACGCCATCGAAGAAACGGGTGAAGCCGCCCAAAAGGTCGGCAAGGATTTGAAGCCTCTGATCGATGCGGCCATCGAGGCCAGAAAAATGTTGGCGGCAAAAACAGATATTCTGTTGAGCATCCCACCAGCAGCAGACAAGGCAAGGCTATCGCTTTCGCAGATGACCGATGTCCTGCTGTCTATGGAACCACAGGTCAAAAAGGCAACTCTTTCATTGGCGCAGCAAACTGACATCTTGTTGTCAATGGACCCTGTTCTAGAGAAAGTTGAAAAGAATATCGACAAGATGGCGATGACGATGCGCGATGCAAAGCTGCGCGGCATCAACGCTTTAGAGGATGGACTTGTTTCGCTGATGACCGGCGCAAAAAGCACCAGCGAGGCGTTCAGGGATATGGCAAAATCAATTCTTGCAGATTTGGCAAGGATCGCCATACAGCAGACAATCACCCTGCCGCTGGCGCAAGCGATGGGATTCAACGTATCTGGTGCGCGTGCAATGGGCGGCCCTGTCACAGCTGGCAAGCCGTATCTGGTTGGTGAGCGTGGCCCGGAGATCGTGGTGCCGGGACGCAACAGCGCGGTCATCCCGAATGATCAGATCAGCGGCGGTGGCGTCACTGTAAATCAGACAATCAACCTGACCACAGGCGTCAGCCAGACTGTCCGTGCCGAAGTGCTGAACATGCTGCCGCAAATTGCCGAAGCAGCGAAGGGTGCGGTCTTGGATGCAAAGCGGCGCGGTGGTTCATACGCTGCGGCTATGGGGTAAAAAATGGCAATTACTTATCCGATCAATCACCCATCCACCGGCATCGCCAGCGTCAATCTTATTGCGCGGAATGCCACGGCTTTGTCGCAATCGCCCTTCACTTTCGCGCAGCAGGTTCAGCGCAATCAGGGCGCACGCTGGGAGGCTGATGTAATGCTGCCGCCGATGAAGCGCGAAACAGCTGAACCTTGGATTGCGTTTTTCCTGAAACTTTACGGCCCATATGGCACGTTCCTGCTTGGCGATCCCAACGCTTCAACGCCACGCGGATCGGCCAGCACTGCGCCCGGATCGCCTGTTATCAACGGCGCATCGCAAACCGGCGACAGTCTGGCCATCGATGGCTTGCCAGCATCGGCCACCGGATACTTGAAGGCCGGTGATTACATCCAGATCGGCACTGCTTCTGACAGCCAGCTTTATAAGGTTCTGGAAGATGCTGACAGCAACGCCAGCGGTGAGGCCACATTGACCATCTGGCCTGACCTGCGATCATCGCCCACAGATGGTGCGCCGGTTACGGTCAACAATGCTCGTGGCCTGTTCCGGCTTTCAACCAGTGAGTCAAACTGGTCGATCAGCACGGGTGGTTTTTATTCGATGAGTTTCGGGGCGGTTGAAGCACTATGACACGCGCAGTCACGACGGCAGTAAATGATGAGTTTACAGCGGCAGAATTGTCGCCTTTTTTTGCTGTCGAATTGGCATTCGATGAAGGCACCATCAGGCTATGGACCGGCTTCGGAACGATTGAGGTCGATGGTAATTCGTTCCTGCAAGGTGGCGACATGTTGTCGATTTCTGGGATTACTGAGACGGCAGAGGTGCAAGCCAACGGCATCACCATTGGCTTGACCGGCTTGGATACCGCGCTGATACAATCTGCGCTTGCCGAAGATTATCAGGGGCGCGACTGCAATCTATATGTCGGCGTGCTGGATTCGGATGGCGCAGTGATCGCAGACCCGATCAAGGTGTTTGCGGGTCGTATGGACCTGATGACTGTCGAGGATAGCGGCGGCACGGCTGAAATAACCGTAACGGCTGAAAGCAAGTTGATCGATCTGGAGCGTGGCCGTCAGCGGCGCTATACTAGTGAAGATCAGAAAATAGATTATCCTGATGACCGTGGTTTAGATTTCATTGCGGAGTTGCAGGATAAAGAGGTTGTCTGGGGCGGCTGATGGGCTTCTTTAAGAATTTCACCAAGGCACTAAGCGATCCGGTCAATCTTACGATTGCCGCTGCGACGACCGTTGTTCTGGGGCCGGTTGGCGGCTATACGGCGCTGCAATCTTTTGCCATCCGCGCAGCAGCAACCGCAGCGATATCATCTGCGGCGCAATCTTTCTCGCCAAAACCAAAGCTGCCGGATTTCGGGTCTTTCACGCAGGACGCCAGCGGTCGCACGCAGATGGTCAAGCAGCCCATCACGTCGCGCCGCGCTGTCTATGGTGAAACCCGCGTATCTGGACCGCTGGCCCTGATCGAAAGCACCAATGACGACAAATATCTGCATCTGGTCGTTTTGCTTGCATCGCATGAGTGTGAGGCGATCACGACGGTATACCTGAACGATGAGGCGCTGACGCTTGATGGCAGCGGAAACGTCACAGCGCCATCGCGCTATGCAAATCTGGTGCGGGTCAAAAAGCACCTTGGCACGACAGATCAGGCCGTTGACACCGATCTGGTCAGCGAGGTTTCTGGCTGGACAAATCAGCATCGGCTGCGCGGGATTGCTTATGTCTATGTGCGTCTTGAATTCAGCACCGATGCTTTTCCGAATGGCATCCCCAACATTTCCGCGCTGGTGCAAGGCAAGACGCTGTTTGACCCACGCACCAGCACGACGGCCTATAGCACCAACCCGGCGCTGGCTGTCAGGGACTACCTTACAGATGCGACGTATGGATTCGGCGCAACTGCATCGGAAATCGACGATGCGGCCTTCCAAACCGCTGCAAACATATGCGATGAAAGCGTCACATTGGCCGCTGGCGGCTCTGAAGACCGTTATAGCTGCAATGGCACCATCGACAGCGCAAACGCGCCACGCGGCATCCTAGAGGGCTTACTGACG